AATTGCAGCACTACTGTTGGTTATCGCCATCGCCGTCCCAATGATCTGGATCTACGCAGGTCTGCCGTATCAGCGTGGTCCTAGTTGGTGGTGGTAACCAGACCTTTTAGCCCTACTCACTAGTCAACTTCTAATTTGACTCAAGTTTGAAGTTGGCTAGTCACCACACCTAATCCCTTTCTCAAGAGCCTACCACTGCGGTGGGCTCTTTTCTTTTATTCATCATTAACCATGTCTACCACTTTTACCTGGAACATTGCAAACCTTGAGCGTACTCTTGCTACCGGAGAAGTCACCGTAGTTCACTATACCGTGACTGCTAAAGATGACGCCTATAGCTCCGGTGCATATGGTTCTCTTGGTCTTGATCCTGCTGAACCTGACTCGATGGTTCCGTTTGCAGATCTTGACGAATTCACCGTTGCTAGCTGGGTAGCTAACAAGCTTGGCCCTGAAAAGGTGCAAGAAATTCAAGAGGCCCTGCAACAACAACTCGATCTCCAACGCACTCCTGTGACTGGTTCTGGAGTTCCCTGGAATACACAACCTACCGTCTGAGGTAAATCGTGATCACTATTCTTGGCATCAAGGTTTCGTATGAGACCTTGGCCTTCTTTGCTTTATTTATTGCTTCTGAATACCTTGGCATGACCAAGAAGCGTCGTGCCAATAGTGTTACCCAAGTCATCTCAATGGCGGCTGCTTACTTCGGCAAGACCCGTACTGAAGACGACCAGATCCGCCGCTTCCGTCGTGCATTGAAGGGGAAGTAGTTCGATGGTACTGCTGCAAGTTAAGCAGTACTACCCCCAAACGGACAGTGCAACAGGTCACGGAGATCGGATGTGTTTCTCATCGACATGTGCGATGGCCATCAAGTTTCTCCGTCCTGATGCACTAAAAGGTAGTAATGCAGATGATGATTATCTGAGAACTGTTCTCAAATACGGTGATACAACCCAATCCACCAGTCAAATCAAAGCATGTCAGCAGTACGGTGTCTTTGCTTCTTTTTACCAGAAAGGAACAAGACAATCACTACTCAATGAACTAAAGGCTGGCTATCCAGTCGCTGTTGGCATTCTCCACAAAGGCCACGTCTCCAATCCTGTTGGTGGTGGCCACTGGATGCTGTTGATTGGTGATGACGGAGAACACGGAATCTTCCACGATCCATACGGTGAGATGGATAACGTCAACGGTGGCTACGTCAAAGTTGGCTCCGGTGGTAAGAGTGTCAAATACACCTGGCGTAACTGGCTGAAGCGTTGGGAAGTTGAAGGTCCAGGGACTGGTTGGTTCATGACCTTCAGGCCAGTGCAGCAGACAAGGCCTATCACCACCTACGACAACACCTGGGCTGGTGTCAAAGCTGCTGCAACTGCTGCAGGCAGCAAGCATCCCACCGTTGTGGCAGCACAGTGGGCTCTTGAGAGCGGCTACGGCAAGCACACCTCTGGTAAGAACAACTACTTCGGTATCAAAGGTACTGAAGGCCAAGGCACACTCAAACGTACCACTGAATTTGTCGGTGGTATGGAGATCAAAACAGATGCTTGGTTCAAAGATTACCCATCACTCTTTGAATGCGTCCAAGATCTCGTCAACAAGTGGTACAAAGACTACAAGAATTACAAAGGTGTCAACCGTGCATCCTCTGCAGAAGAGTGTGCTCGTCTTCTTGTCGTCGAAAAATACGCCACTGATCCCGCTTATGCGGACAAACTAATACGTATTTTGCGGGAACATGATTGAAGCCGCCGTATCTGGCACTATTGCCGTCTTCACAGCAGTTGTAGCACTGCATTCACGTATGCATAACCGTATTTCTGAAGTGGACAAACGTATCGACCAAGTTGAGCTGCGTATAGCTGAGAAGTACGTGCAACGTGAAGAACTAACTTCGGCCCTCCAGAAGATGGAAGATCACATGGTGAGGATCGAAGGAAAACTGGATAAGCTGATCTTTAATGAAAAAGTGTAAGTACTGCGAGCAGACCAAGCCCCTGAATGATTTCCCACGGCACAAGGGACATAAAGATGGTCATGCTGCAGTCTGCAAGATTTGTAAGCGTAAAAAGTACCCCACTACTACGCGTCAAAAACAAAAGGCGTACGAACGTCAGATCAAGCGTAATTACGGAATTACCGTCGAAGACTATGACGCTATGTACGCCGAACAAGGCGGCCTTTGTGCAGGCTGCCGACAAAGCAACAAGGGTTCACGCTTTCACATCGACCACTGCCACACAACGGGCAAGGTTCGTGGTCTTCTTTGCAACAAGTGCAACATTGCCTTGGGGCTTGTTGATGATCGAATAGAAACCCTAGCAAACTTAATAAGCTATCTAAGCTATGGCCAAACAAGTAAAAGCCACTGAAGATACCTTTAACGAACTCCATAACCTTGTCACTGCAGAACTGATCAGCCGTATCAAATCTGGTGAGGCATCCACTGCAGACCTTAAAGCAGCCTGTGATTGGCTTGCAAAGAATGACATAACCGGAGTTGCAATGGAAGGTTCCCCTCTTGATCAACTCGTCAACATCCTCCCCAAGGTTGATCCTGAATTAGTTCGGAGTCGAATGAATGGCACGCGATTGGAAAAAAGAGTATAGAGACCGTGCTGAATACTTGAAGTCATACCGTCGTGCTCATAAAAAACAAGATGCAGCACGAGCAAGAGCACGTCGATCAATGGGTGATATCCCAAGTGGTTATGAAGTCGACCACAAAGATAACAACCCAATGAATAACTCCCGTGAGAACCTGAAGATCGTTCCACGTAAAGCTAACCGTGCAAAGGGAGCACGTAAGACGAACGCTAAACGGTAATGACTCCCCTTCTTCCCTCGCCTGATCACTATCTCCAAAACCTAATAACCATGACAAGCCCTGAAGCAAAGCGTCTGTGGAGACGCGCTATTAAAGAGCACTTCAATTGTCAATGTGTTTACTGCGGAGAAACTTATGACGCTAATGAACTCACTCTTGATCATGTTCGGCCTAAAGCATATGGAGGATCTGACCTTACATCCAATCTTGTGCCCAGTTGTAGATCGTGTAATCAGGCAAAGGGAAGTCAAAACTGGCTCCAATGGATGAGAGCCACCTTCGGTGAAAACCCAAACAAAGAACAGCTTATTCTCTCTTGGATTAATTAATTATGGCACCTAAGAAGCCCACTATGCTGCAACGTCAACGCGCCCTTCGCAAGCAGCAACAGCAAACCAAACAGCAGTCTGCTAAGCAGCTACCACCCAAAGGACAGTCGTCTGCTGATTCACGTCAAGCTCGTGGTCAACGTACAACCACGGCTAAAGCCCAAGCAGCCAACCAGCAACGAGTGATTGCTCGTGGCATGGAAGGTTTTATCCGACGTGGTAAAGCTCAAGATAAACTTGATGCTGCAGCCAAGGGTACTCAAGGTACTGGTACTCGCACTGCAGGAGCGGGTGGTGGACTTGCTAAGCGGCAATCCTCTGCAGTTAGTCAGCGTACTAGCGGCAAGCCTGCTACCCAAGGCGGACGTGTGACTCCTTCTGCTTCCGGTCAGACTTCATCTAACCGTGTTCAGCAAGTTCGTGTCCGCGATCTTGGCACTACTAAACCAAGTGCTATGTCTGGCAGTGGTTCTCGTGCTCTTCCTCCGGGGCGCGCTGGAGGTGGACTTGCCAGAGTTGGTAGTGCTGCAGCGGCCGCAGCCAAGAATCTCCCCAAAGCAGCCAAGTTTGCATCTGGACTGAAGGGTGGTTTGATCTCTGCCGCCCTTTACGAAGGTGGTTCACGTGCAATCGAGGCAGGTGTTGGTGCATACAAGAATGCAATCCGCACTGAACGTGGTCAACAGGCTGCATCTTCCGGTCAATCTGGTCGATACGTGCCAGGCAAGCAGCAATCTCGTGGTGGTATGGGTGGCGTTAGCAACATTCCTCCTGGTGAAGGGCCACGTAACAACCCTAATTATGGCAAGCCTGTCTCTAAACCCAAACCTTCTTCTACCCAATCCGGGGGTGGTTCCACTCAATCTCGGAGTAGTGGTGGTGGATCCTCTCGTCCTGCAGCACCACGCCCTCAGTCTGGTCCTGCCTCCAGTGCAGGTATGAAGAACCAGGACAAGAACTTTAAGGGCAACGTCTTTGAAAAGACCTTTGGTTACAAGCCTGGTCAAGCTCCTGATCAACAGAAGGCTCGATTTAAGAGCGTCGACAACAAGTTCGGTCAAGACTCCGGCTACGAAAGCAAGACCAAGGTTGACGGCAGCAAGTATGCCGACAAAAAGCCTGACATGAGGAAGGTCAAAGAGTATGACCGCCTTCGTCGTAAGTACTACGACTGATTCATAACACTCTCTGAGAGGCCTCTAGTGCTCGCTAGAGCGACCTAGAAGCCCCTAGAAGGCCTCTCTTTTTCTATTTAGGTACAATCTACTTTATCAATGAAAGTATGCCGCTCTTGCGGCGTAGAGAAGCCACTTAGTGAATTTCATAAACGTAGTGATACTGGTAGACATCAGAACGGTTGTAAAGAGTGTTACCACAGCGCTCAGATGCAGCGCAACTACGGAATAAGTCTTGCTGACTACGACCGCATGTACCACGAGCAAGATGGCCTTTGTGCCATTTGCCGTCTTCCACAAAACTCTAAACGCAACACTCGATTCTGCGTAGATCATGACCACGATACAGACGAAGTGCGTGGCTTGTTATGCGACTCATGCAATCGAGGTATAGGATTACTTAAAGATGACCCGCGCCTCCTCGACAACGCAGCCAACTACCTTAGAGCTTTTAAAGAGTGACTTTAAACTCTTTCTTCAGGCTTTGTGGCAGCAATTAGACCTGCCTTCTCCGACCAGAGCGCAGTATGCAATTGCTGATTATCTTCAATTAGGACCAAAGCGCCTTCAAGTTCAAGCTTTTCGCGGTGTTGGTAAATCCTGGATTACTGGAGCATTTGTTCTTTGGACGCTTTTTAATGACCCTGAGCGTAAGGTCATGATCATTAGTGCTTCAAAAGAACGTGCTGACAACATGTCTATCTTTCTGCAGAAGCTAATCATTGAGACACCTTGGCTTTCGCATTTACGCCCTAAAGATGAAAATGCTCGATGGTCACGAATTAGCTTTGATGTTAATTGTGCTCCACACCAAGCACCTTCAGTGAAGAGCGTAGGTGTGACAGGTCAGCTAACAGGTAGCCGTGCAGATCTGATGGTGCTTGATGACGTGGAAGTTCCTGGTAACTCGATGACCGAGATGATGCGAGAGAAGCTCCTTCAGCTCTGTACAGAAGCGGAGTCCATCCTCACACCGAAGAAGGACAGCCGCATTATGTACCTTGGCACTCCACAGACCACCTTCACCATCTACCGCAAGCTAGCCGAACGTAACTATCGTCCCTTTGTCTGGCCTGCCCGGTATCCACGTAAGGACAAGCTCAGTCAATACGAGAACCTGCTAGCCCCACAGATCGTCGAAGATATCGAGATAGGTGCTGAGGAGTGGTCTCCAACAGACCCTGATCGTTTCCAATCGGATGACCTGTTGGAACGGGAAGCAGCCATGGGTCGTAGCAACTTCATGTTGCAGTTCATGCTTGATACCACCCTCAGTGACGCTGAGAAGTTCCCACTCAAGTTCAGCGATCTCATTGTCACATCCGTCAACCCCAAACAAGCACCAGATGCTGTGGTGTGGTGTTCTGATCCACGCAACGTCCTCAAAGATCTCCCCACCGTAGGACTGCCTGGAGATTATTTCTATTCACCCATGCAACTTCAGGGTGACTGGAGTGACTACACCGAGACCATCTGCTCCGTAGACCCCTCTGGTCGTGGTAGTGACGAAACCGCTGCAACCTATATCTCTCAAAAGAATGGCTTTCTCTACGTTCACGAAGTACGAGCGTATCGCGACGGTTATAGCGACAATACACTTCTTGACATCCTTCGTGGGTGTAAGCGGTACAATGTTACTAAACTCCTTATCGAAACAAACTTCGGTGACGGTATCGTCGCAGAACTGTTCAAAAAACATCTTCAACAAACCAAGCAACCCATAGACGTAGAAGAAGTCAGAGCTAATGTCCGTAAAGAAGATCGGATTATTGACGCTCTAGAACCTGTCATGAACCAACACCGTCTCATCGTTGATCGAGGGGTGGTGGAGTGGGACTACAGCTCCAATAAAGACGCAGCACCAGAAGAACGACTCCTGTACATGCTCTTCTACCAGATGAGTCGCATGTGTCGTGAAAAGGGTGCTGTTAAACATGACGACAGATTGGACTCCCTAGCACAGGGGGTGAAGTACTTCACTGATGCCATGTCCATCAGCGCCTACGAGGCCGTTAAAGCCCGTAGACAAGAAGACTGGCAAGACCTCCTGGAAACCTTCCTGGACGACCCTCAGAGCGCCACAGATCACCTCGTCCTTGGCTTTGATCTGAGCCAAAGAAGGGCTGCTAGAGGGGGCAGCAAACGGGGAGGTGTTCCAACTTGGGTCTCAAGATAAGACACAAGCTGTAGCAAGCGGTCTGACCGATGGCGGATTAAAAGCGGGGAAGGGGGGAGTCGTGTCTCACGAGACGTGATCCCCAACTCCCCTCTATCAATGTCCCCTAGATGGACATTCTGTGAGTACTGAACTCAAACTGACACAAAAGACACAATTTACTGATGTCCTCAGCGAACGAAGTGAGCGGGTGAATGGACATCTCTAAATAACTACTACTACTTTCTTTTAGAGGAGAAGGAATCGGGATCATCTGAATGGCCTCTTGATTGGCCATCTGAATGATACAGGATTCATTTCTCTTATTAAAAATCCTAGTAACTACCACTTATTAACAAACCAACTAATGCATTCTGTCAACCTAGTACACATCACACCAGAAGCAGAAAACCTTATTAGCTACATGGCTAGGGTTTCCAACCCATCCAATCAATCAAACACTGAGACCAGTGCTAAGCTTATTAAATACCTTATTGATCATCAACATTGGTCTCCCTTTGAGATGGTCAACATGTGCGTAGAGATCAACACAACTAGAGCAATAGCGGCTCAAATCCTGAGGCATAGAAGCTTTTCGTTTCAGGAGTTCAGTCAACGGTATGCAGATGTAACCACTATTGGTACTCCAATCATTCCATCCCTTAGAAGGCAGGACTTCAAGAACCGTCAGAACAGCATTGATGATCTGGATACAACAAAGAAACAACAGTTCCTTCGTCGTATTCAACAACACTTTGCAGAGGCTGAGGATCTTTACCGTGAAATGGTGTCAGCAGGTGTAGCAAAAGAGTGTGCAAGAGATGTTCTTCCATTGAGTGCTCCTTCTAGGTTGTATATGAATGGAACGATTAGGTCTTGGTTGCATTATTGTGACTTGAGGACAGCTAATGGTACGCAACGAGAACATGCAATTATTGCGGGACAGGTACAAGATCTTCTCTATGAACACGTTCCTAATGTTTGTGAGGCGATGTGGAGCAAGGATTAGTTCTGTTTACCTGTAGTAGCCATTACCACTTCTATGCCTGAACTTTCACCCGCAGCACAATCAGTGTTCTGGGAATTTAACCAAGCAGCCAGCGGCAAGCCTGATGACTGGCACTACCTGCCTGCTGTTGCTGCCGCCCTACGAGCTGCTGCGAATCAGGTGTTGCCTGCATCTCCGGACATGATTCCTAGTTTGATGATGGTTCGCTATCGACTGCTTGCCATCGCTGCCGAGCTTGAAGCCCAATAGTCACCTTCACTTATGCCGTGGATCAACTTAAGTTAAATGAGTTCAAAGCTCTGTACAAGGCATGGAAGACCAAGATCCCATGGGTAGATCATCTCCTGCTTGGTCTTCTGGTTTGGTTGGAGGAGAAGCTCATCAACAACCGTGTAAAGGTTGAGTTGGATGAAGCGATTAAGGAATGGGAAACGCTTCAGCCTCCAATGCCTGATTATGTCACTCCAATCTACACAGAAAAGCCGTCAGACATGTCTACAAGCCTCCCTGAGATGCGTCTAACGGCTCCTTGGCATACTGACACCAAAGAGTGAAAACAAGGCCCTTCTAGGTCATTCTGGAAGGGTCTTAGATTTATAACAAAAATTTCTTAAGTCAATACGCTAGGGCAGGGGCGCAGTTCTACCCCCATGGCCCCTCTTTGGCCCGGAATCGAGCGCGTTAGTTCTACAAACTAGCTGCAAATGGCCAAATAGTGGTACGGATGAACTATTATTTCAGCCACAATCGCCGAGATCCATTGGTATGACTAGTGATACGAGTACGTAGTGGTAAAGTGATCTGTTCGCCCATCAAGTTCTGTTACTGAACACTGCACAAGTGGAGAGCTGACCGTCTAGTGTCAGTACACGCAGCACAGATCGACCTCTGCTCGCTGCCTCTCTCCACTTATGCAAGCTCCAACCATGACCCTTCCCGCACTCACTGAAGCCCAGATCGACGCGATCTGCGACCGTTACG